GGGTAGCCCCCATGTACCATTTTCTGACTAAGGCCAGTGACCTCTAGTGAGTGCTATTGTTCACGCTTAGATTAAACACGATAGAAAATTATCTCGTGCAGTATCGCTTCAGTTTCTGCTGGTGCTATACGACCACAGTTGTAGTCTGTATCCCTACTAATTGATTCATACAATCCAAATTTGAGCAGCAGTGATCTGTTTCCTCACTGGTATCTACGACCTTACCGGAGTCATTGGTTAAGTAACCCGTTGGTCGTTGACCTGCCTGGACGAAACGTCCGATGAAAAACATTATTACAAATACAACTAACAAGCACAAACATAAACTTACCAGACGAGCCTCTGATATTTAAACATTTAAAACTATCAATATTCAATTATAACAAAAATGGAGCTCATTGAAAACAAAAACAAGTTAGCCAAGAAGCCTATCAACAAAAATAAGCAGCCACCGAATTCATGCAAACAGGTGCTGTTTGTCGATAAGATTAAGAATAAAAGTAAGATTGGTGAGATAGTCAAGAAAAATCGAGATAAACATAAATCAGAAAAGATTGAGGTCAAACGCTCCAGGAAGTACGAGTTGTGCTTCCCTGAAAGTGGTATTTCTAGTGTGGGTGGTGAAATAAAAGGAAATACCATTGAAAACCAAAAAAATAATGAAAATGTCCCAAGTGACAACTTAAAAGAAAACCAAAAAAATAATGAATACGTCCCATGTGACGACAAAAAAAAAAACCAAAAAAATTTTGTTTTGTATGAAGATATTTTTGAAAGTCTATTTAATAAAGCCAGAGATGGCGCGCTCGCTAATGCCGCCAAATCTGGGTCTCTTGATGAGCATTACACCTGGCTTTTGAACCAAGCCAATAAGAACCTTGAAGAATTTCAAGAATCTGAATTGTGCTTTCCAGAGAGTGGTCCTCCTATTTCACCTGAGTCTTTAGGTAGCCTACTGTTTCCGTCTGTCTCTCAGGCTAGTGATAATGTAGGGGAAGCCGCCGAAGAAATTCGCAACCTATCAGAGGGTTTCCAAGGTATCTTACCTGTACTGCAGGAGATGTTGGGTAACATCAACAATAGTACTGCAAATGGAGTCAACATCAATTTAGGATTGAACGCCGACAATATAGCCGACACATTGTATTCCAAGTTCAAAGAAATGGGTTTGCAAATATCATGCTCTTTGGCAGGAGCTCTTTGCCTATACAAATTCGTTGAGACCGGCAAGAAGAGGTGGCTAGGTCTAGTTACCGTTTCACTAGGAATCTACGCGTTTAAAAGTGTTGATGTTATCACTTTGTGGGAGAAGTTGTCTTCTGAATTATTGTCCAGATCAACTACTCAGCCTGAGTCTTTGGTTCAGGAAATGAATCACGATTTGCTCAATAAACTCCTCATAGCAATGTTTCATGCAATATCCACGTTCTATATGCCAAAACAGAATACAGGCAAAATGTTTGACTCTTTGTATGTTAGGTTGGCTAACTTCAAAAGAACGAATCAGGGCGTAGCTGATCTTTTCGATTGGCTAAAGTCAGTTGGACTTGCTGTCAAGCAGTGGATTGATGTGATTTGGCTAAAGAAATCCCCCTCTGATATGCTTGACCACTTGCCATTGGAACTCAAAAGTTGGTGCATGGCATGCGAAGATTTAAGTGCCGACCATCTTAAGGGTACAATGTTCATCGGAAAAGACAATGCTAGAAAAGTGATGAATCTTTTAATGCAAGGACGGTCTATGTTGCTCAGGGGTTCGCCAGGCACTGAAGATGCCAGAATCGTATCTGCCATACACATGTATATGGGTATTCTTAAGAATCTCATGAATGTGTTAGGGAAGAGCAGTTCATTCGGAAGGGGTCCGAGGGCTGAACCGTTGTGTATTCTAATACGGGGTGCGACTGGTGTCGGAAAATCTTGGCTTACTATGCCATATATTGTGGCGATGTTGCACAAAATCTTATCTAAAGAGGATCTCGAACGGTTAGCGATAGATCAACAAGCGTTCATTTACGCCCGTCAGCAGGAACATAAATACTGGGACGGTTATGTTGGTCAACTCGTCACAGTTTTCGATGACTTTGGACAAGTAAGGGACGTCATTGGTCAAGGTGAGAACGAATTTATGGACATCATCCGATGTTCAAACTTATTCCAAAATATCTGCCACATGGCATCGTTAGAGGAAAAGGGTGCCACGGTATTTTCATCACGAATAATAGTTTGTACAACGAATCTCGGCGAAATAGAGATCAATTCACTTATCTCTTCAGATGCAGTGAAACGCCGCTTTCAGTTGGTGTTTGACGTGAGCTTAGACCCTGCTTTTTGCAACCCTCCTGTGCCCGCACTGGTTGGAAACAATGTGAAATTGGAGCTCAAAGACGAACATAGAGGCAAGTTCAATCTTGGTGTGTACCATTTTAGAAGATACAACCTTGTGAACAAGCA